CAGGGTTTTGGAAGAACTAGATGAGGCGTTTGCTAACTTGGATGTTAGCCGTCTTCCACATGAGGCGCAGGAGCTTCTGATAGAGCAGCTTGATAATCTCGTTGAAAGCCTTGCTAGGGAGGGGTGCTATGGAACTCTATAAGAAGTACAGACCAGCCACACTTGATGAAATGGTTGGGAATGAAGATGTTGTATGTGCATTAAAGAATATGCTATCAAAAGATGAGGCACCCCATACATACCTATTTCATGGCCCTAGTGGTTGCGGGAAAACTACTCTAGCCAGAATATTATCCAAAGAATTAGGGTGTGCCGAAGCAGATTATAGAGAAGTAGATACAGCAGATTTTCGTGGGATTGATACTGCCCGGGAAATACGAAAACAAATTAGGTACGCCCCATTAGAAGGTTCGTGCAAAGTATGGCTTTTGGACGAGTGCTTTGCCCCGGGAACTATGGTCCAAACAACCCGAGGTGATGTTGCTATAGAAGATATTAAAGTTGGTGACGAAGTATTCAATATGCATGGTATGGATAGAGTCACGCATACACATACCAAACAAATACCCTTGGAGCGTTTAGTCAAAGTCAAATGCACGGATGGTAGTGTTTTATTTTGTTCGGACGGACATGAATTTTTCACTAATCGAGGATGGATACGCGCAAGATATTTACAAAATACAGACTCGTTATACACTTCCATATCTGGTAATGTTGTGTCAAATAAAACAACACCAGATAAGGAGGTACTGCATGGTGCGGACGAAGAGGTATTGTCGTGGGCACAGATCGAAAAAGAATATGTGGAGAGACAAAAAGAAGCAGGAACTGCTGGAATCGTTGGGGTGGACTATATTGAGATTTACCAACAAGGAAGTAACAACGAACATTTCTCGAGTGTTGTTGGAAATAAGGAATGCGTGTGCGGCACAATAACATTATATGATTTATCTGTAGAAACACATCCTAGTTTTTATGCAAATGGTATTATGGTTCATAATTGCCATAAGATGACGAATGATGCACAAAATGGGTTGTTGAAGGCTTTAGAAGACACACCAGCCCATGTTTATTTTATATTAGCTACTACGGAACCTGAAAAATTATTGAAAACCATACGAGGAAGATGCTCCCAATTCCAAGTGAATATTTTGGACGATGCACAAATGTTTAAGTTGTTGCGGCATGTTGTAAAGTCCGAAGGTGCAAAACTATCCAAGAATATATATGAACAGATTATTGAAGATAGTTTGGGGCATTGTAGAGACGCTTTACAAATATTGGAACAGGTATTGAATGCAGATCCTGATAAACGATTGGCTATTGCAAAAAGAGCGGCTGAATTACAATCCCAAACAATCGAATTATGCCGTGCTCTTATGGGCAATGCACCTTGGAAGAAGGTCGCATCTATATTGCAGGGATTGAAAACCCAAGATCCGGAGAGCATTAGAAGAGCGGTATTGGGATATTGTAATGCTGTATTGTTGAAAGGCACTAACAATCAAGCCGCAATTATCATGGAAGAATTTATCGAGCCATTCTATAATACAGGATTCCCTGGATTAACTTTTGCTTGTTATAGTATAGTAAATGGTGAATAATTGCGAATTTGCCCTAAACAAAACACGATGTTTATACTATTATATAATATAAAAGGGGGTTACTTGTTATGCAATCTGATTTAGATTACTTGGGCGATGTCTACATCGATGAAAGTGCGCTGGATACGGAATGGCTTATGCAGCCGACTCTAATGGTTAGGTACTGCTCCCATTCGGCCGCGTGTAAACAAGAGGTTGATGCGGCAAAAGAACAGTTGGAAATTTGTAAAGCAAAATTGGATAGGCAGATACGCACCAATCCGGAAGAATATGGATTGAAAAAAATTACTGAAGGGGCAGTATCTAGTGCAATCGTTGAAAATGCCGAACACCAAGAATGCCAACAAGAATATATCGAGGCCAAATATGAATATGAAATGGCAGTGGCGGCTGTCCGTGCTATTGACCAGAAGAAAACGGCACTTGAAAATCTTGTTCGTTTGCATAGTGCTTCTTATTTTGCTGGCCCTTCCGTTCCAAGAGATTTGAGTAAAGAATGGGAGGCAAAGGAGAGATCAAAGAAAGCAGATAACAAAGTCAAAATTTCCAGGAGGAAGAAATGAAGAGATGCCGTGCTATATTGGAACAAGCCAAACAAATGCTGGAGAAAAAAGATAATGATTATTCTGGAAAACAGGAGGCATTATCTAACTTCGAGGATTCATTGCGTGTAGGGGTTCCTCCTCATGTTGGTGCGTTTATTAGATTGCAAGATAAATATAATCGTTGTTGCAATCTAATAAATGGAAATGAGGCTCGAGTTGAGGATGAGAAATTAGAAGATACATTGTTGGACATGATTTGTTATGGTGTTATTGTGTTATCTTTATATAAAAGCCAAATTGCATTGCATAACAATCAAAATACAGAGGAATAAATGAGTGCAATGCAATTACTATCCTTGGTAGCAATGTGCTTGATTGTTTTAATATTCTTGCCTGTTTACATCATATATGTAAGTAAGGCATGGCACATAGGCAAAATGGAAGTTTTGAAGAATAATTTTGGAAAAACGGAGGCAAAAAATGGCAAAGACGAAAGCAAGAAAGTCGAAGAAAAGCGTAAGCAAGTTTCGTGGAAAAACTACCGCTAATGCGAAGCAACAAAAGAATCAAGGGGCCAGTTATGGGCATCTCAAACTTCCCAAAGGAGTAAATATATTCAACGCAGAACCAGGAAGCAGGGCGGTGTTGGATTTTATGCCTTATGTGGTCAAAGATCCAAAACATCCTGATCGTGATGATTCTGCAGAGATCGCTGTTGTTGGTGATTTGTGGTATAAGAGACCGTTCAAACTGCATCGTAATATTGGTGCTGATAAAAAGGCCGTTATATGCCCTGGAAGTATTGGGAAGAAATGCCCTATTTGCGAATACCGTGCTACTTTGTTGAGAGAAGGCGCAGATTACACGGACGATGCTGTAAAGGCATTGAAACCAACTGCAAGAAACCTGTATGTTGTTATTCCCAAGAATAACAAAAAGTATGAAGAACTTCCGCATATATGGGATATGAGTCAGTTTTTGTTTCAGGACAATTTGAACGAAGAACTGGACGAAGATGAAGATTGTGGTGTGTTCCCTGACCTGGAAGAAGGGCTGTCTTTGAGTATTCGATTCTCCACAGAGAAATTTGGTAAGAATGAATATGCGGGCATTTCTCGTATTGATTTTAAGGATCGTAAAGATCAATACGATGAAGATATCCTCGATGAAATTCCTTGTTTGGACGATTTATTGGATATTAAGTCTTACAAGGAGATTGAGTCTTTGTTTTTGGAAGTTGAAGAAGAGGAAGAGGAAGAAACCCCGAAGCACTCCCGTAAAAAGAAATCGTCCTTGAAAGATGAGCATAAGGACGAAGAAGAGGACGAGGAAGAGGACGAGGAAGAAGAGGACGAGGAAGAAGAGGACGAGGAAGAAGAGGAAGAGGAAGAAGAGGAAGAGGAGGAAGAGGAAGAGGAAGAAGTAGATATACCGAAAGAAGAAAGGTGCATTGCTTGTGGTGGCTCCGGCAAAGCATCCAAAGGAGGCATGTGCAAAGCCTGTAAGGGAACTGGCCGCAAAAAGAAATCGTCCAAAACACCAACCCGTAAAAAGAAATCGTCCAAAACAAAATCAAAGTGTCCTTTTGGGCATACATTTGGAAAAGATTGTGAGGAGTTTGATGATTGTGATGATTGTGATTTGTGGGACGAGTGCATAGAGGAAAAGGAGGCATAAAATGAGTCGGCGTTCGCCTTTTGGTGTATTCTGTAATGAAAGACAAATAGGCGAAAAAACCGTAGCGGTCAAAGTGCCGCTACGGGTCGCCGATTATCTTACTCTATATTGTCTATATCGAAATACAAGTAAATCAGCATATATTCGAAATATAATACAAGAACGACTTAAAGGATTGGAAGATGAAGAAATAATGATAAATACATTGGCCAATCGTGCGTATGCTGAATGGCAACGTAGATTAGATGCAAATAGTCGTTCTTTGGGTTGGGCTGATTATGTGCGTATTAAACGATTTAGACAATATGAAGAAGAATTGAAGCGGATTCTGAGAGTAAAAAGGATGCCTGTTCCATATATAGATAGAATAATAAAACGATTTGAAAACCTCTATGGTATAGGATGATGTATGAAGAGAAAATTAAGTGCCCAAATGACTGCTACCAAGAAACCGAAAAAGAAAAATAGTTTGGATGGGAATACAGAAATAATGATTTCCACTGGCAGTACATTGTTGGATTTGGCTATCAGTGGGGGCCGTGTGCGTGGTGGCGGTATTCCCGGGGGAATATTGGTAGAAGCCTTTGGGCCTAGTGGTGCTGGCAAAACTGTTTTGCTGTGCGAATTAGCGGGAGCTGTGCAGCGACAAGGTGGCGAAATAATGTTCCGCGATCCAGAGGCTAGGCTGAATGCGCAATTTGCTAGTATTTTTGATTACAATGTAGAAAATACAGATTATGATACACCTGATACAGTTCCAGAAGTATTCAAACCAATTCGTGCGTGGGATGTGCCTGACAATGGTGTAATACATGGTATTTTTGCTGATTCTTTAGCCGCACTATCTACTAACCAAGAAATGGATAGTAAAGATGGTGATAAAATGGGAATGCGTCGAGCTAAAGAATTCAGTGAGCAATGCCGATTAACAGCAAGAGTATTGTCCAAGAAAAATTATCTAATGGTTTGCTCAAACCAAATACGTCAAAATCCAAATGCTGGTCCTTATGGTCAAAAATACCGAACTCCCGGTGGTGAATCTATCGGGTTTTATTCCAGTTTGCGTTTGCGATTTTCTTCAGGAAGTAAAATAAAGAAAAAAATCAAGGTTGCTGGAAAGGAACAACAACGAGTAATTGGAATTGAATCCCAAGTTGAAGTATATAAATCCAGTGTGTGGAAGCCATACCATACAGCTCCTTTATATATTATTTTTGATTATGGAATTGACGATATACGGTCCAATCTACAATATCTAAAAACCAATACCAAATCCACCACATACGTATTGGGAGATGAGAAATTAGGGCAATCAATAGAAGATGCGATTGCTACTATTGAAGAGCATCGCCTGGAAAAGAAGTTGAAGAATGCTGTTATTGATTTATGGGAAGACATAGAAAGTAAATTTGAAGTCTCCCGGAAAAGAAAGAGGAGAGTTAAATGAATCCAATAATGGTATTGGATTGTAATTATCTTTGCCATAAGGCAAAACACACTACAGGAGCCATGCATTACAAAGGACAATCCACAGGTGTTATCTATGGTTTTCTTGGTCAATTATTTCTTTTGGCACGTACTTTGAGACCAAGCGAAATTATATTTGTATGGGACGATTTGGAATCTATTAGGAAAGTAAGATATTCTTTCTATAAAGAAAAAAGGAAAGAACATGAAATTACAGAACAAGATATTGAAGATTACAAACAGTTTAATGAATTGAAACATAATATCCTTAAAAAGATTGGATTTAGAAATATATTCAATCAAAAAGGATACGAAGCCGATGATATTATGGCTAAAATCGCA